ACGACATCAAAACCCTCGCCACAGGCGTTGCCAACCTCGGCGAAGCCGTGCAAGAGCTGCTGGGCAAGGAGCAGGTGCTGCTGGCGGCTGTGCTGGCGCTGGCGCGCACCCACCCCGACCCGGCGGCGTTTGCTGGCGAGTTTCGGCGATGCTGGACGCTGCTTGGCTCACCGCACGCAAACAGCGAAGCAGGCAAGCCGTTTCTTGACGGTATTGGGTCGCTGCTGGACTTGCTCGATGAGCAGCTTCACGTGCCACCGAAGGTTCGACCTCTGACATAGCATCACCCCCCATACAACCCCCTCTTGATCGCCTCCAGCGTCGCCGCATCCAGCGTCTTGCCCTCGCGCGCAGCGGCGCGCTCCACCGCGTCGAGCTTGGCGCGCACCTCTTCCGCCCACTTCTTCTGCCCGATGGACGCGCGCGAAGCCTCAGCCACCGCACGCGCGGCGTGGGTCAGGAGCTTGACCTGCTCCGCCGGGTCGGCGTCTTCGGCCTCGCGCACGGCGAGCATCGCGTCAAAAAGCGCCGACTGCACCAGGCGGATGACGGCGGCGGAGTGCTCGTCCGCTTCGTCTGGGCTCGCCTGGGCGATGATCTTGGCCGCCTCGGTGCTGGCGCGGATGGCGGCCATGCTGCGCTGCAAGCGCTGGTCGTAGCGGTGCAGGCTGCTCTTGCTGATGGCGTAGCCCTGCACGGCCAGCCAGGCCGAGAGCGCCTCATAGCCGCCGTGGGTCTGATCGGCGAGCAGCTTTTCGAGCTGCGCGCGCAGCTCGGGCGGCAGCTGCGTGATCTTGGGGCGGCGCGGCATGGCGCACCTCACCAGCGCGGCGGGCGCGCCAGCCCCGCCGGGGCGTCGGCCCGGTAGTCGTACACGTCTTCGCCTTGAGCGCTGAGGACGGCTGCCCAGATGGGGCCGGTGCGCTCGATCGTCGCCAGCCCGTGGCTCTCCAGCCAGCCCAGCTCGCGCCGCACCTCGTCCATGGTGGCGCTCACCCCCGCATCGGCCGCACACAGGGACAGCAAATCCTCGCGTGCGCCATACGGGCGGCTGTGCCACAGCGCGGTCAGCAGCACCCAGCGCAGTGTCTCGCGGTGCGCGCGCCCCATATCCAGCGCGGCGTCGATGCGGCGCTCAGTCATGACGTACCCCCTTGATCAGCAGCAGTTCGTAGATCCGGTCCAGCTTCACCGACAGCGTCGTGATGTCGCGGATGTGGTCGTCGCGCCGGATGTAGTGCACCGGCAGCTCGGCGCGCAGCCGCGCCAGCTCACCGTCGATGCGCGCGATCTCCTCCGTGACGCGCTCGATGCGCGCCAGGCGCTCGTCCATCTGCTGCGTAAAGCGCGCCAGCGCGGCGCGCAGCACCAAAAACAGCGCCCCAGCCAGCGCGCCGATGATCCACACCGACACCTGCCAGCGCATCAGGCTCCCGAAGATGTCACCTTCCACGCCCATCCCCGTGCGTCAGTTCGTCCCAGCGCCGGATGGCGTCGAGGCGGGCGCGGCACTCGTCGTAGGCGGCGACGGCATCGGCGATCCAGCCACCGATGTCGGCTTCGCTGGCGTCGCGGGCAGCGTCGCCGGAATGGGTGGCAGCGGCGGCAGGGGCTGCGTCAGGCTCGGCGGCACGCGCGGGCACGGTGTCGCTGGCGGCAAGGCGGGCGTTGAGCAGCCCGCGAGCAGCGCCAGACAAGCCGCAGCGCTGGGCAGTGGGTAGCGCATACAAGTCCTCCTTGAGCCGCCGATGGGCGGCGGCGAGTTGCTGTTTTGTCGCGCTCAATGCGCGCACGGCGGCCGCTTCGGCCGCTTCGGCGGCCGCCATCCGCTGCGCGGCGGCCTCGGCGGCGGCCTGTCGCTCGGCGGCGTGCGCGGCCTCGATGCGCGCGATCTCGCCTTCGGCCAGCCGAGCCTTGAGCGCATAGCCCGATGCAAACCCGGCACCCGCGCACAGGGCGCACGCGATGGCGGCACTCCACGGCGTCACCACAGCCACAGCACCCTCCACACGATCCACGGCATCAGCCACCACAGCGCGGGCATCATCGACCCTCCTCTTGACCCATGCACAGGCGGTACTCCGCCTCGCGCCGCTTGGTCAGCCCCGGCAGCACCTGCCCACCGGCGCGGTTCCAGCGCAGGATTTCGCGGCACGCGCCCGCGTAGTCGGGCGGGGTTTGCTTGAGCTTCTTGACCAGCGTCGAGCCGCAAAACGCGCCCGCGCCGATGTTGTAGGCCAGGCTTGCATACGCATCGACCTCGTGCTGATACAGCGGCACCTCGCCAATGCAGCGCGCGGCCTCGCGCCAGATGCGGTCGGCGTCGCGGGCGAGCATCACCACCGCGCGCTCGGGGCTCACTTGGTCGCCCGCCTTGACCGGCGTGCCATCCGGGTGGCGCGTGCTGCCAAATCCCACCGTCTGCACGCCCACACCGTCGTCATACGCATGGCGGCGATAGCCCTCGCGCACAGCCAGCCCCGCCGCTGCCAGGGCGGAGACAACCATCAGGGTAGCGGGCAGGCGCTTCATGCCGGCGATTGTCGAAAAACGCGCCTGGGCGCATAACTAACTGACGTTATAAATCCAGGCTGATCTGCCGCTTCGCGGCTTCCTCCGCGCGCAGGCGCTTGATCAGGCGGTAGAGGTGGATGGTGGTGACGCCATACTTGCGCGCGAGCTCATGCACGTTGTCGCCGGTGAACTCGCGCCAGATGGCCTCGTCCCGCTCGTGGCGCTCGATGGAGTCGGCCGTCGGGATATAGACGCCCGCGCCGCCGACGGCCTCTGCGATGCGGCGCATGATGAGATACCCGCCATGCGCTGCGCGCTCCGGCTCGATGCCAAGCTCAGACTTGAGCACATCGGCCGCATGGTCGGCGATCTCGACCAGGAGAGGCGGGCAGCGCTCACGCCATCCCATGTCCTTCCTCCATGCGGTAATACCATACATCTCCCACCCTGCGGCAGGCGATGCGAAAGCCGTTGGCGCGCAGCTCGGCGATGCAGGAATTGACGGCGCAGACCGACGCGCCAATCACGATGTCCAGCGTCGAGTATTCGCGCCCGTCGGAGAGCAGCGCAGCCACCCGTTGCAGGCGTGGCGAGGTTTCGATTCTGGCGGCTTTCACGGTTTGACTCCCATCTTGCGCACGATGTCGGCCAACATCGACCGCGCCCTCTGTTTCTGTTCCGCCGTCATGGGCGGCGGCGGCAGTTTGGTGAGGTCCGGCCGCGCCGGCAGTGCGTCCAGAAACTGCTTCGGCGCGGGCCAGCGCTCGCAAGCGGCCTCCAGCACATCGAACGCCGCATGAATCCTGGGCGCATCGAGCCTGGGGTCGGCGTTCGGCAGGCGATGCGCGATGATCTGCGCCCACATCCTCACCACCTCGCCCATCGAGCGCCCAAGAGGACGGCCTTCAAGCCCAAGGATCACCAGCCGCTCCATGCGCGCCTTGACCAGCTCCAGCAGCCATGCGGGAATGTCGGCATGAACATGCGAAACCGCTCGATTCACGATCTCGAATCCTCCATCGCCGCCGCGCTAAACGTCGATCGCGTCATCATCGACGCCGACCTGTCGAATCGCCAGGATCGCCTCCTCGGTGGCCGAGAGCCTGCCGACGACGCGGCGAGCCGCTGAAGCCCGCTCCACCACCACCGCACCCGCCTGCGGCATTCCCTCCAGCACCCGCCGGAGGTAGTTATGGTTCGTCATCCGCCTCACCTCGCCCTTGGCGCGCAGGCTCTCCACTGTCTCGGCCAGCGCCCACGCCAGCCGCGCCGGGTCAGGGTCCAGCGCCAGCACCTCGCGCGTGAGTTTCAGCGCCCGCGCATGGTCCAGGTCGCCGCGCGCCGGTCGCCACAGCGACAGATAGCCCACCAGCGCCCGGCCCAGGTCATCTGGCAATGTCGCACACAATCCGAGCAGCTCGCGCCCAGCCTCGTCCTGCACCAGGGCGTCCAGGTGCAGATGCGCATGACACACCGGGCAGCGTCCCAGCCTCATGCCTGCGCCTCCTTGGCCTGACGCTGGCGCTTCCAGCGCATCAGCCCGCTGATGACGGACGATGCCGCTTCTTTCTCCAGCCACCGCACCGAGTCGATCTTGGCGGTGCGCTGCACGAAGCGCAGCAGCCGCGCATCCTCCAGCCCTTGTTCCCACCCAAGCTCCCACGCCAGCCGCTCGATGGTAGCCAGTTGCCAGCGCGTGGCCATGCCCGGCGCATCCGCCACCCGCGGGGCGGCGGCCCGCACGTCCGACCCCATGCGCCCCCAGTGGTCGATCAGCCGCACCAGCTCGCGCTCGGTCATCTCGGCGCAGCTCGCCTTGCCGGTCACCATCTGCTGGATGGCGCGGCGGTCTTCCTCGCTCGCGCACCCGGCCTGCTTGGCCGCCAGATGCGCCTGCGCGATCAACGCGCGCCGACGCGCGCCATCGGTCTGTCTTGCCATGATGCGCTCCCGCTGCTTGGTCTCGATGCATCCTGCCCTGTCCGGCACGCCAGACAGGGCGGGCCGCACCCGTGGCCCGCCGTCTCGGCTAGCCGTCGCCCACCAGCGTGCGGCTGGCTAGCATCGCGCTGTCCGCATCGCCATGCGCCGCGATGTGCGCCAGCGCCCGCTCGTAGCGCTGCAGCCACAGCAGCAGCCCTTGCACCTGCCGCGCCTCCCACACACCGGCCACCCCGCGCGCAATACGGTCCGGCAGCAGCGCGTCGACGGCGCGCACCGGCGGTGCGCAGTCGGCCACCTCTGGCAGATCGTCCTCGTCGGCCCAGTCCATGGCTTCCCCCCTCACTTTTCCGCGGTAATGCGCACCGTCGTGCTGCTGCGCACCCGCAGCAGCGCGCGGTAGGCCGGTGCCATCGGATCGTCCCCATCGCAGCTCATCTCGATCAGCTTCTCGTTGGGCTTGACGCTGACCGTCTCCGTCACCAAATCGCTCCAGCGATCCCCGAGCAGCGCGCGCAGCTTCTCGGCATCCGTCACCCCCACGGTGCGCGTGCTCGACACTGACACCCGGCACAACTTGGGCACCACCAGCGAGCGCCCTACGCCGATGGCGCTGGCCAGCTCGCGCTTCATCTCGCCCAGCTCCTGCTCCAGCTCATCGATGCGCCGCACCAGCCCCCAGGCGCGCACCGCTAGCTGCACCAGGGCGGGCAGCGCCTCGGCGCGCTCGTCGCTGCCGTGCACCTCGATCCACGCCGCTGCTTGGCCTTGCGCCTCGTCCTTGGCCACCACCTCTTTTTTTGCTGCCTTCGCCATCTCAACACTCCTTTCAACCGTCAAACACCCCGGCCAGGGCGTGCAACAAACCCTCTCAACCTGCGATGTCACAACTCCGCCACCCGGCAGCCCGTGCAGTCATCGCGCGGGCAGTCCATGCAGATGCGCTCCAGCGACACCTGCGCGCGCGCCTCATCGATCAGCCGCATGAGCATGGCGTAGCGTGCCGGGAGCTCGGATTCCTTCGCCACCCGGTCATACACGCCGCGCCGCAGGAAGGATGCGGCCTGCACCGAGCAGCCGAGCACCACGGCGATTTCAGCGAGCTTCAACTGCCCCGTCCTCATCGTCGTCGGCGTAGAGAGTCACGCCGAGGCGCTGGGCGCAGGCCCGCGCCGTGGTGCACAGCTCGTCCACGCAGTGCCTGATCGTCAGCCGCTCAGGTTCCGGGCAGTAGGTCGCCAGCACATACAGTTCGCAGGCGATGTCCACCAGCCGTTCCGCGTCGCTGCGCCTCATGCCGCACCTCCGTCGCTGCCGGTCACTCGCCGGTTCGCGCTCCACTTCAGCGCCAGCTCCAGCACCGCTGGCGTCAAGGTCTGCATGCCGTTGGCCGCCATGATCCGGCGGCATTCCTCGGCCAGTTCCTGCGCCTCGCGGAAGTTGCCGCGTCGGCAGCCCTGCCAAAACGCGGTGGCCAGGTCCTTGTCCACGCTCTCGCCGAACAGCGGGCGCAGCACGTGCGCCACCGTCTCGGCGCGATCCAGATGCCGGGTGGCCGCCCGCTTGGCGCCGATGCGGCTGCCAAGCTGCAAGAGCAGGTCCCGCGTGCGGCCGCTGGTGAACTGCCGCTCGTAGAGCTCGGTGCCGATGAGCAGCACCGCAAAGCCGCACTCGTCGGCCAGATAGCGCAGCGCTTCCAGCGGCCGCCAGGTGAGCTTGTTGGCCTCATCCACCACCAGCAGCCGCCGCGCCTCGCCATCCATGGGCCGGATCGCCAGCAGCCGGTCCACCGCGCCCGCGCCCTCGATGCCCACGGCCTGGGCGACCGCGCGCAGCAGTTGATGCCGCGTCATGCCGTCCCAGGCCACGATGCGCACCGCACCCATCTGCTGCGCCACCGCGCGCCCGGCCATGCTCTTGCCCGTGCCCGCAGGCCCCACGATCTCGCCGATGGGGTTGTCGCTCTCCATCACCACCTCCGCGAGCCGCAGGGCGTCCGCCACCGCCTTGGTTTTTCTGATCTCTCGTGCCATACTCTCCTTGCCTTTCGCTTCGCTTCACACCACCGCCGGGTTGCCGCCCGGCGGCACCTCAAAACCCCATCGCCCGCAGCGCCGCCGCTTCCGGGTCGTCCTCTGCCAGCCGGATCAGCTGCTCGGCCTGCCTGGCCGCCTCCGCCCGCCGCTGCGCGGCCTGCGCCTGCTCGCTCACCAGCCGCATGCGGTTCATCATCAGCCGCGCTTCCTCGGCGGGCTCCACCTCCACGGCGGCATCCGCGGCGCGCTGCAACGTCGCATCCAATCCGAGCACTTCCGCCCGCAGGCCCGACACCTCGCGCACATCCAGCGGCGGGGCCTGCTCCAGCTTGTCCGCATTGAGCAGGCGCAGCGCCTGCCGCCTGCGCCCGGCTTCCTTCGCCCCGGCGGGGTCGAGCAGACCGAACAGATACTCCGGCACCGCCTCGCCGATCCGGCGGCCCTGCTTGTCGAACACGAACAGCATGTCCGCCCACGTCTCATAGACGCGCGGCTTGGCGCACAGCACCTTGCCCTCGACGCCCATGAGCGCGTCGCACCGGTACCAGCGCCCGCCCCAGGACACGCGCCCGTGCGTGACCGTGCGCCACTGCCGCTCGGAAAACGCCAGCATCAGCAGCCCCCGGTCGATGCGCGTCGGCTTCCAGCCACCGGCCAGCGCCTGCTCCAGCTTTTGCTGCGGCGACAGCCCCGCCATGTGCTCGGCTCGCGGCTGCGGCGTGACGTGGTAGTCGGCAAGCTCGCGCTGCAGCCACTCGGCCACCTCCTCGAAGCGGCTGGGCGTGACGCCCTTGCCCAGCGTCACGATCTTCTTCGTCATGCGGTTGCCGCCCACATAGCCCATCCACCACGCCAGCCAGTGGCGCAGGTTGCCGAACTGCCCCTCGATGCGCTTGCCGCGCGGATGGAACGGGATGGAGCGCGTCAGCCGCCCGGCCTCTGGCAGCAGGGCGGAAATCTCATAGGTCATCTGCTGTCCCGTGAGCGTCGCCAGCTGGTGCCAGGCATCCAGCATGTCGTCCCACTTGTATTCCGACCCGTTGTCCAAATACAGGCGCTTCGGCGCGCCGAACGGGGCCTGCTCGCACATGCGCGCGAAGCTCGCCGCCACATGCTCGCGCCGCACGCCTTGGCCTTTTTCGACGGGGAACAGGTCCATCCACAGCCAGTTGCTTGCAACGTCGTGCCACGAAATCATCCTGGCGAACATGGTCGATCCGTCTGGCCGCAGGCACGGGATGTCCAGCGGCGAAATGTCGCCGCACACCAGATCGCCCGGCAGATACGCCTGCGCCGTGCGCCGCACCGGCGTCAGGTTGCCGTCATAGATCGCCTTGCCGTCGCGTAGGCTCTTGCCCGCCACCCGGAAATGCTGCCCTTCGGCCCCCACGAAGCGCCGCGCCACCGGTAGATTCAACAGCCGCGCCAGCCACCCGTCCGGGCAGCCCGCCTCGCGTAGGTCCTTGGCCAGCCACGCCGTCGCCTTCAGCCAGCACTGCCGCTCGCCGTTGGCCCCGCCCGTCCACGCCCCGCGCACCTTCGCGCGCAGCATGTCCGCCAGCCGCGCCACCTCGAACCCGCCAGCAGGCCACGCCGCCACCAGCTCGGCGGCCCAGGCTTCGAACTCTTTCGACACCACCACCCGCGCCGTGCCCCGGTCGGCCCGGCTACCCATGCGCACCAGCGCATCCAGCCCACCCACGCGGGCCTTGGCTTCGTACCGGTACACCTGCTGGAAGCTGACTCCAAGATCGCGGGCAATCGCCTCCGCCATCGCCCGCCGCCCCCGGTGCCGGTCCGGCAGCGCCATCAGCGGCTGGATCGCCGCCATGATCCTGCGCGCCCGCTCGATGCGGGCCCGGTCGGTGTCGCTCGCCGGATGCACCGTCGCCACCAGCTCGCCCACCAGCACCTCGCCCCCGCCGGTCAGCCCATCCGCACCGGTGGCCGCCGGGCTGGAATCGGCGGGAGAGGGCAAGCCCGCCGGGATGGACTGACCGCCGGGGGCGGGCATAAACATCCCTCGCCCGCTCGCGGGAGAGGGGCTGGGGGTGAGGGTGTCTGACGGAGAGGCCGACGCCATCGCCATCTGGCGCGCCAGATACATCACCACCGCCTGCCGCA